GCTTTTGCAAATTGCTCTGCAAACTCTGATTGCATTTCTGCTTCCAAGTCAAACACTGTATCTTCTAAGTCTTGCTCAGAGATATCTACCAATGCATACATTTCGTGTGCAGGTAGTTCTTCTAAACCGACTGTATATCCAGTAGTTTCACTTCTAGTACCACTTTCAGAAACCCACTGTGCTGCGAATTGTCCATCTCTTTTTGGGATTTGGATGCTTCTAGCACCTGTGGAACGAACTCTAGCAATACTTCTGATAGGTGAGATTTCAGTAATTGTTTTTAACAATTCTCTCACATACTCAGGTGGTGCTAAATATCCGCCTGTTGAGTCATTGCTGACAGTTAATGCTTTCTTTTCATCAGGTTGCAGACCATCAAGTCCTTTCCTGCAATATCTATCAAAAGCATTGAGATACTCATCAACTTGCTTAGATTCAAAGCCTGAGTCAGGTCTAGTGACCATAGTCTCAATCTTGGAAACTTGCTCCTTGATTTGTTCAGCGTTTTGCTCAGCAATTGTTAACTTCTGATTCATTTCCTCGTAAGAATCCAATTTGGCTTCTATTTTAGAAAGTTTTTCTTCGTTATATGCTGAACTCTCGCCTTTCTCAATTTGTTCAAGTCTTTCGTCATTAACTTTCTTAAATTCGTTGAAAGTTTGACCTAAGTCTTGAATAGCGTTCTTTATATCTTCCGACATAATTTACTCCTATTAAGTTTTTAAGGTTAAAGTTAAGTTTTTTATGGCTTCTACCAATTCTGTACTTTCATCAACCTCTCGTTGATCAAAACACTTTGTTACTGCTTTTGCAGCAACTTTTGCTTCTGAACGAGATAAGTTGAAAGCATCACGCAATCCGTTTTCCCATTCCCTAATAGAGTACTGTTCACCTTTCACTGATCTCACAGTTGCCTGTGGGTTCATTGGAAAAGTTACTAATGACACTTCCATTAAATCTACTTCTTTGATAATGCGTTTGTTACCACGCTTATCGTATGAAACTTCTTTTGGGTTTACTCTAAAGCCTATTGAAAGACCGTCTAAAGCACCCATTTTTAATAATTCGTAGGCTTCTGCTCCTGCCTGTGTTTTAAGAGCCAGTCTACCTTTGACCACAAGACCATGATCATCTTCTCTTATCTCATCAAATACACCAATCGGCATATCTGATTTGTGTTGATATAAAAGTTTTACACTTTGTGGTTTTCTTTTCTTAAGAGATTTTGCAAATGCACCTTTTTCTATAACATCATTGCCTAAGTCTTTATTTCCAAAGACAGAACCATAGCCTTCAAATGTGCCATAATTTTTATCTTCATCTTCGTCATGATAAGCTTTGATGCTTGATTTGATTTCTATAGATTCTTTCTCTACTTCTTTTTCAGAAGCCATTTCATCTACAGTTTCTTCTGAATCAGGCTTAGATTTGCCAAATTCAATAATATAAGAGTCATCAGTTTCTTCTACTGCTCTTATATGCTTTTCATCATTCTCTATAGAATCTTCTTTGTTAGAATCGTACTGATTAGTACAGACAGCAAGGCGTTGGTCGGAATCCGTATACTCGCTTGTCATAGTGTCATCTCCCATGCATCTTTTTAAAAAGTCTAGCCTACTTTCATCACTTTTAGGTTTTGGTATAGGCATATTCTACATATAGTACATAAAGGGTAGAAAGACTACAAGATATAGATGTAATAAAATAATTATATATATATTCCAAAAAGGGTTTACATTTATATAGAAATGAGCAATAATGATCTTATAAATTAATTAAACAAGGATAAAATGAAAAACTTAAAAGAATTTAAAAGATACATAATTACTACAACACACACAGTTAAAATAACATCAGTAATTAGTGCCTACTCAGAAGCAGAAGCAATAGAAAAAGCAAAAGTTGACCCAAGACCATTTAGCATGGACACGACTAATATTGTTATTGATAAAGTAGAGGTGTGTAACTAATGTTTGATATATACCATTCAATTAAAGGCAATAATGAACTTCCATATACAAGAGTTGCTTGTATACATACGGAAAGTTTATCCGAAGCATTTGCAGAAACACAAAACATAGATGAATCTTGGCACCCTGAGGGTAAAAGAAGCACATCTAGTGGTGATGTGTTACATGACCTTATTAATGACAAGTTTTATTTTTTAGTACCCATGGGAAACGGCAGACATGGTGAAAAAATTTATGAGACTTGGGGTGATACAGTCGTGATTGATAATTTTGACATCAACGGATTTATTTACAACGAGGTGCAAAAATGAATATATTTTATTTTGATAAATGCCCTGTTAAGTCTGCTATAGCACAACCTGATAAGATGCTAGTTAAGATGCCACTTGAAACTGCTCAAATGTTATCTACAGCACATAGAGTTTTAGATGGTGATTCTTATGCAGATTCTGTAGGTCTTTATAAACAAGCCTTCGTTAATCACCCATGTACGATTTGGGCAAGACAATGTGTTATTAACTACTCATGGTTATACAGACATTTTATTGCTCTTGGTGAGGAGTACACATATCGCTACGGTAAAGTTCATGCAAGTCTGTGTAAGCTAAGTAAGGCATTAGAACCACATCCTGAGAATATAGATGCATCACCTGTTATGTCTCCAATTGCACAAGCTATGCCTGAAAAATACAAAAATGATAATCCAATTATTGCATATAGAAATTACTGCATTAATGAAAAGCATTATGCAAAATGGGAAAAAGGTACGTCTAAACCTAAATGGTGGAAATAATGAAATGGATAACTATGGAAGAACAATGTGCTGAAACACTCAGTGAACGTTACGCTTATTGTGAAGATGATTATTATATTTTTAAAGAGAATGCAGATGAGCCAACTTTAGAAAGAGCTATACTATCAAAATATAAAGGGCATATATTTACACCTGATGATATTTTTGAAAGCAAGGAAACTGGTTGGTATTGGATCGGTGATTGTATTATAAGAGTTGCTAATGTGTGTGAAATAAATGAATATGAATTAATTACTGTTCGGAACTTCGTATTGGCAAATAAGCTTGATCTTTAAAAAATCCTAGGTTTGTGGGGATGTAAGCTCCCCCCACTGTATCGCTAGGCTTACGGACTGCTAGGTAGAGTAGTCACGTTCTTGGAGGAAAGCACCTTGAACAAGTGTTGACAGGCACTATAACAACCGATAGTTATGTTGCTGTTAAAGGAGTTGGTAGTTATCTTCGGAACTGAAAAACTACCATTGCTCATAAGTCTCTTTCGTCTGCATAAATTATTACACACCTACAGTTAATTACATTTTTCGCACCACCCTTTGAGTCTCCTGCGTATCCCATTGGAACACCACCAACTATAAAATCTTCTGACATATCAACAGTTTGTCCACTAGCCTGTGAGTGTGTTGATCTTGTTCTAGCATCGTTGGTAGCTACCCATTTTTTCAACATTTTTATCCCCAAGTCTTTTTCTACTGTTGAATGGTAGGCATGGTTTGCGAAAGATGCTGCGTTATGGGTTTCAGTTCTAGCTATAAGTGCTGCACGACTTCTGCTGATTGGTAGAAACTTATCTGATACCAGTTTAGCTATCTGTGGCAATGTTAGATTGTCTGCTCTGCCTTGTTCTATCAAGTTGCCAATTCTTGTAGCCATTCTTTCTGTAATACCAGCTAAGATCAATTGCCTGCCTGTAAAATATTGATTAACTACAGCCTCAAAGTCTACGCTTCTACCAAATACAAAAGCTTCTTCTGCCTTACGCATAACTTCATATTTACCTTCATTTTCTTTATAAACAGCTTGAAATATTTTTTTATATTGAGACAGCATCAACGGATAAAAATCTTCATTAAGTGATTGCACAGCAGTTGTAGGCTCATAAATACCATATTGTTTGTATAAGTGCATATGAACATTAACAAATTTTCTGAAAAGCGTGTTGAGGTTTCTGAACAATCTTTTTTCAAGATTATTTCTTAAGATTAATTGCCTTCTAGCTTCAAGCCGAGCATTTATTCTGCCCTGTCTAAAGGTGTTAATCCTTTTGCGATTTAATCGCATTACAGTTTTCTAAGAGTGGCGAACCTATGACCGACTATAACATCTGATGGTTCTCCACCTTGGTAAACCCTTATAAGTGCAGCAGGGTTATCTTCAGTAGCATTTAAAGTAAAGTCTGTGTCAGGAACTGGCAACTTACCATTTCTTACAATCCTAGTAATCTTACCTCTTGCTCTGCCACCACTTGAGTCCCATGAAACCATATCTCCAATTTTAAGATCGTCGGCTTGTGCTTTTTTTCCTTCTTCTCTTTCTATTTGGTTTCTAACTTTTCTTGACCATGAAAAGCCTGAATCTCCCCCCCATAATGCCCATGCAATTCTTCCTGCACTTGGGTAGCCTTTTTCACCTTGACTAAATCCTTCTGCTTGTTTATCAACTTCATGTCTTGAGAAAAAACTGTACATTCTTTTAACTGTGTCTATAGAAAGCCTTTCTTTGTTCATTAACTGGTTTGCCCTTGCAACTCCAACTGTCGTTCCACCTCGCTTATATTTCCTTCTCCATTCTAAACCTCTAGCAGCTTCTTCTGCCATAGAATTAGTTGGAACTGTATCTATATCAGCCAAAGCCTTTTCTTCTTCTAATAAATCCATGATGGCTTTATCTGTTTCATCATCATCATAATCTTCTAAATCTTCTTCGTTGATTGGGTTCTCAGGCTTCTCTACACCTTCGTCACCAAGCGGAAATAAGTTAGCTGATATATATAAATCATCTGCACCATCTAATGGTTCTAGACCGATTTGTTCTCTAGCTTCATTTCTTGTCATTATTCCCTCTCTTACAGCAGAGGTAACATTCTCATAAGTTTTTCTAACTCTCTCTGACAATGCTGGAATAGAATCAATATCAAACTCTAATTCAAGACGATCATCAAACAATGGCACTAACCACTCATTAAGGTCTGATGATATCTTCCTTAGGTGTGGAATGATTGTTTCTTCATACAAAGCAAGTCTTGCTTCTGCAACATTAGAATATGTTTGACTGTCAGGAACACCTACTAACTGGCTAGGTACACCAAAGCATAAAGCAATGTCTGTCGCACTCATATGTTTTAAGTTTGCAAAATCCATATCCTTTGGACTTAAACCCATTTCTTTCCAGTCAAAGTCACCCTCTAACAACATTGGTCTGCCTGCGTTGTTTGCGCCAGTAAACCTATTATTCATATCAGTGATAATTTGTTGTCTCTGTGATTCACTTAGATTAACTGCGAAGCCTGCATCATCTTGTGGTTTAAATATAACTGCTCCACTTGGTCTTGCACCGTTTTGCAAAAGATTTACATTGTGCTTGCTAGACATATTGAACTGATCTACCTCAACTGCTGCAGCACTCATAGGACTTAAACCATAGTAGTCATCTAAAGGATTCCATAACTTAATATGTTTTAGTTCGCTGAATCCGTTTTCTTGATCAATCATGTAAGTGTTTGCAACTCTACCATTGACCATGTATTCATACTTTTCAGGTATAGGCTTACCACTACCTTTAATGTTTATGCG